CAAAGCTATCATCAGCGACGGCCTGCGGAATAGCGCTGGCTACTATGGCGGCGAGCTGCAGCGGCGAAGAGAGAAGGCGCTCGAATATTATCTCGGCTACCCGATGGGCAACGAGATCGAGGGCCGCAGCCGCGTAATTAGCACAGATGTCATGGACACGGTCGAGAGCATGTTACCCAGCCTGCTCAAAGCATTCACTAGCACAAACGATGTTGTAAAGTTTGAGCCGGTCGGTCCCGAGGATGAAGCAGCCGCAGGCGTGGTCAGCGACTACTGCAACCACATCTTTTTGAAAGACAACCCAGGCGTCATGCTGCTGCATGAGGTGTTTAAAGACGCGCTGCTATCCGGCTTTGGATGTCTCAAGACGCAATGGGTGGAAAAGACAGATGTCACGACCGAGATGTATGAGGGCCTGACCGATGAGGAAATGGTCCTCATGCTCGCGGATCAAGAGGTCGAGGCGGTTGAGCATACTGTAACCGAGGAGCAAGTTAGCCTGGGGTCAGACGACTTGAGCCTCGAAGCTCCCGCCTCGCGCTCACACGATCTGAAGATCCGGCGCAAAAAGAACACCGGTCGCGTGGTCATTGAATCAGTTGCGCCAGAGGACTTCTTTATCGAGCGCCGCGCACGCACTTTAGAGGAAGCCAATTTTGTTGCGCACCGCGCACGCTACACCGCCAGCGACCTTGTCGCGATGGGCTACAAGAAATCAATTATCGACAACATCCCGTCGGTAAGTGATGAGCATCTCGGAACCGAGCAGCTCCTGCGAGAAGGCTTAGACGATAGTGACTTTGGCAACTACCAAGGCGGCGAAGACGCACACGACCCCAGCCGCAGAGAGATTTATCTATACGACACATATGTGAAGGTAGATAGAAACGGCGATGGTATCGCCGAATGGGTGAGGGTGCTGGCTGCAGGTTCAGGTGCTTACGAGATATTAGATGAAGAAGAAGTCGCGGAACCGCCTTTCAGTTGCCTCATTCCTATCCCAATGCCGCACCGGTTTTTCGGCATGTCGCTGGCAGACCAGCTCTTTACGATCCAAGACATCAAGACCAGCTTGTGGCGCAACTATCTAGACAGCGTCTACATTGGCAACAACCACCGCCATGAGGTGGTCGAGGGCATGGTCAACATGGATGATATGTTGAACAGCCGCCCAGGCGGTATCGTGCGCGTCAAACAGCCAGGCATGG